AATCATAAATTCCATTGTGTCTCTCTGCTCATCAGTCATGCTATCTACTACATCACCAACTGTTCTATTATTCATTTTACCTCCATCATCACTGTGTGATACATATAATTCATCATCATCATGATAAATATATGCTTCAGTAATATCTTCATCCGAATATACATGCTCTATATATGGAACATCTATAGTAGCTCCAGGATTTGCTCCAGCCAGTACTAAACTAACCTCTCTGATTGTTCCATGCATTACATTTTGCCCAATTTTCTTAAGTTTATTTGCAAAAATAGAGAAGTTAGAAACATCTCCATGTTGAACAACATTCTTAGCATGTTTTCCGGATTTAGTATCATTACAATACGCATATGCATATACGCCTTTTGGTCTATTTTCCAGATATGCATGCCCTAATATAGCTACTGGTTCATCATGCTTATGCTGCCAAACCAATGGTACTTTTTTACCGTTTTGTTCGACAAATGCATTCTGTCGAATGGTGACGCCGTCTGCGCATTTTGTATCATTTCTTGTCGCCCAGCCACTAAAGTCTGGCTTTCCGGGCAACCAACTAGGATACTGTACCGGCATATTATTCCTCCTCTCCGTATTCATTTTGAGTTTCTGCATATTCTGCGTTACTCTGATTTATATTTTTATTTCTTAACTCATCAGCATTTGGGTCTGTTGACGGTCTGAAACCAATTATTGAACGAACCTCATTTGATGTCATGATTTCGTTTCTAGTCATTCTATCTGCGATATCTGCTATCTGATTTACTGGAACTAACTTAAATGGATTCTTAATAAATAATACTTTTTCATCTTTATACTTTAAAAATTTTCTAGTAAGTTCATCAGTTAATGCCATAAGTATAGGCTCTAGTGTGTTCGCATGAAAATTAAGCATTGTTTGCTCATCTGCAGAACCATCTAATATTTTAGGGCTTATACCTAACTGCCCAAATAAAAGATTAGTTAGATATTCTATTTGTTTTTGCAACTGATTTTCAATTGGTCTATTCAATTGTACTATCTTTTCGGTTCCATCAGTATAAGCTATACCATACTTATGATTTTTAAGTTGATCTTCAATCTCTGCAATTCTTTTCTGCGCTTCCTTCCTTCTAGCATCTGTTTTTACAACATACGGTAATTGTAAAATTATATCTAGTTTTCCAGAACATGCATCGTTATCCAATCCATCCAACAAATTCATTTTATGGATTAATCTTTTTGCAGTAGAATTCGGAGCATTCATTGTTATATAGAATGGATTCTCGATGATCGCCACATCACTTTTAGGTAATGTAATATCTTCCCTCATCCCGGTCTCCTCGTTATATAAGTTAACCTTAACCATCTTCGGATACCATGTAACAATCTTACCAACTCGCATAGATAGAATTTCTTCATCTTCAGTATCATCTTTTGGAATATCTTTGTCTACTGGAACTATACATATGGTACCTTCATCCAATAGAGTTAAGACTGAATCAATAATAAATTGTCTACCAGACTGGTCTATATTTGCGCTTAATGATAAGCACTCGTTTAAGCCAGAATCTATCGGAGCTAAAAAATTATTATTTTCATCAATCTCAGCATGGATTATATCAACTGCAGCAACACTAGTAGCTATTCTATTATATATAGAATTAATAATCGTATTATTCCTACTACTAGTTATCAATGGTCTATCCATTCGCATTCCATACGATGAACCATAATCATAGTCGCGGATTGTCGGGTCACGGGATGTGAACGCATTCCACGCTCTACTTATACGTTCTGTTATAGATGCCATGTGTTATCTCCTTACTTTTTTAATTTCTTCTTAAATTCAGATAATTTAGACTTCTTTACCTTTCTAACTTTAGGCATCTTCATATAGTTGAATGCTTTTTCATCCGCACGATTGGCAGTATTCATTTTTCGTCTACCATATTCCGTAGTCTTATCATATACATAGTTATTGGGTCTTGTCGTATTCCTTCTAGCTGAAGACGCAGCATTAGCAATTTTTCCAGCAGCATCATTACCATATTTATTTTTATTACGCTTTGAAATTTTTCCATTTCTTTGATTTATTCTTGAAATATTTTCAGCACGCTTTTCTAATACACTCTTAGGTACTGCATATCCGCCATTTTTCTGTCTAATTTTACGTTCGTAATCTGCTCTTTTGACAATAGACCTAACAGCACCAAGTTTTTTGGCTTTATTGGTTTGATACTTGCGATATTCATTCTTGGCATCTTTTTTTAAATATCTGCCATAATCAATGGATTTATTAGTTATTTTTTTAGCAAAACGTCTTAGTTGTTTTTTATTTTTTGGTATCTTCTTATAAATCTGTTGTGCATTATATTGTTTATTCGTAGAACGCCTAACATGATTTGTAATTTCTCGACCAACTTTATCAACTGTACCTATTTGCTTAGCAACTTGTTTTTTACCAGATTCGGTAAAATTATTATCATAAATTGCACGACCACGCTTAATCATTTTTTTTGAATCAACTTTAGCATTATTTAATTCATCTTTAATCGTTGAAGCGACTTTCTTACCTTTTTTAATTAAATCTTCTGGATATATATATTTACCATTAATTATTTTGATATACTTATGTCTTTTGTTTGGTCCACGACCGTGTTTTATCTCACTCATTTAAAACGTCTCCTTGTTTCTTTTCCATGCCACATAGGCATCCATCATAGCAGCAACATTATCTATTTTTTGATCATGTCGTTTTTTATATAGTTTTCGATTACCATTAGTATCTTCCAAAACTATACAATTACCCATCGCAAACGACATAAGCGATTGGTCAAATAATAGAAGTCTATCTTCTGATAAATTCTTTAATTCGCCAAGTGGTACCGATTCAGTTTTACTACCCTGTATAACTTTCTCAACACCGTAACTACCATTTTCACTACACCATCTAGCTACAAATTCCTGTGCATTATATGGGTCATATCCAAAGCAATTTACTTCATATCCGCAATCTATAATATATTTATCTAGATCATCATATACATCCATCATTTCCAATGTTGTACCTTCAAATATAACTAAACTTCCTTCATTAATAAATTCTTGATATTTAACCGCCATAGCAGATGGAAGATTTCCAAAAGTTCTACTTGTTATATAACTTCTAGTCTTTATACCAAATTCATCTTGTCTTAATGGGAATAGGAATGTAAATGCACAGAAATCATCACCTTGTGATAAGTCGGCACCAAGAGCACAAGGCATATTCCAATAATCTCTACGCATATGCGGTAGTGTTTCCTCATATGTGAAGAAATACGTATATCCTTCCATCGGTATTCCGAATCTTTTTGCTAAAATATCATTTCGTGCAGCTGGATTATTTTCGGCTCTTTCAACATCTAACTGATATGTTTCATAGGATACCGTCTTTCCAAGATTCGGATTAGCCTTAATCCACATATCTGGATCGCCAACTTCTCTTACATCATCTAAACAATAATACCAGATCGATATATGCGGAGCATAATAATCCCCTCGGAGTATACTTTTTAACTCCATTTTGATATTATCACCAGAACCATTTCTAACTGTTCCTTCGGAACTTGTTGCTATTATTAACCAATCATCTATCTTTGATGCGCCCTGTTCAATTGCTCCAATTGGGTCTTCTCGAATATCACCAGATAACCACTCATCAACCGTTGCAATCTTGCATCTCAACCCCTGTAACTTATTTATAGACATCGGTCTTATTTCTAACAATGAACCGGTTAATAAATTCTCAATACCTTTTTTAGTAGACGCTAGTTTTTGTCGGTTCATCGCGCTACCCGTAGTGTTTTGCATAGAACCATCGGTTAAAAATTTAAATAATGGACCTCGAGCTCTGGTAATTGCAGTTCTAATTGGTGATAATATTTCATCAGCTTGTTTCATAGTAGGCGCAGTAGTTATTTGATGGGTTGTAGAAGTATCTATGTTTAAGAAAAAACTTTGAATCGTTGAGCCATATATAGATTTAGCTGCGCCTCTGGCAACTATCAAATATTGTTTATTAACTAAACGTTTCTTTTTTTTCTTTATAATATATCTACCACTAGATCCATGTTTACCTGGAATAAATACTTTTTGGTCAATAAAATAAAACCAGGATAATGCAGATTCTGCCCATAGCTTGAATGAATCTAATAACTTTAAATCTCCGCCATCTGTTAATGTTAATTCATTCTCGCAATATTTAACATAACCATTAATTGCTTTATCGTCGTAGTAATATCTTGGATCTTCTATAAGTTCATCTATTCGATTCATCTCCATAGAAATCCATTCATTTACCACTATCTCGCCACGAAGAACTTTATCACGGAATTCGCCATAATAAATTGGGATTGCAGTATTAGATAATGCCATTATCTCTTATCTGGTTTCATATGTTTAGGTACATATCCATCGTCTGGAAGTTCAACATCTTTATATTTTTCTATAACATTTTGAACTTTATTCGAAGTATTAGCATCAGCTAATTCTTTTTTAAACTTTGAATACTTACCATACGTATCCATTCCTTTATTGGCCAAGTCTAAGAATCCACCAACCTTTTTTGTATCTGTATTTAAAAGCTTCTTAATAAATGATTTATCTGAATCTTTAGATATCTTATTCAAATCGTTGATTAATGAAATTCTTTTCTTAGCTTCTTGTAACTCATCGGTTGTCATCGAGCGATAATTCTTCATGACTTTTTTTGCGTTACCCTCTATTATCGCTTCTCTGATTTCCTTCTTAATATGTTCCGAACTTCGCTCATCCATTTTCTTTTTCATACTTGCTAGTTTTGCTCTTGCGGAACGAATACTAGTATTTCGTTTCTTATCAGCATTTTTACGAGCTTTTTTAAATGGACCTTTGTACTCTTTATCTACATTTTTCAGCTTCTTATTTGCAAGCTTGACTAACGACTTAGATCCTCCAGAACCAAAAGTAAATTTTCCATCTTTTCCATGATTCGGATTAAAGTGTTTTAACTCATTCACTAATATCACCTACAATCTTTATATATTAAATCCTAGTTTATGTAGTTTTTCTACTTCTTGAATTTCTTTTTGTCTATTAATATTTTCGATCGTTATATTATCCGATAAATGTTTTTTAGCATTAAATAAATATATAGGAGATTCAGAAAATTTACCAGCATCATTAGTATCTATTATTCCATCATAACCTTGTTCTTTTATTCTTTTAACATATTCATTATGTAATAATCTAGTGGTTTGATTCATTCTATGTTTTGGAGATAAAATAATATTACTAAATTCTCTATAAGTATTAGCTATAGTTTTATCTGATTTATTATTTATTGAATCCATTATTTTTTTAGTATTATTTGTTTTTTTGTTATAGAAAAAACTATTTTTAAAAGCATTTTTATATAATACCTGATATCTAGCATCTTTCATCATATTTTTAAATACATCAACTTGTTTTATATATGACGGCAAATTTACTTCTTTTTTAATTATCATAGTATGCAAATATTTAGATTCTTTATTACCATCTAATTGATCTATATAATCCTTATATTTTTTAACATCGTGTTCATTATTTAATATATAAGTTGGCGCAGTTTTTAATTTTTCATGTTTCGATGAATATCTATATACTCTATCTCCGATTCTTAGTTTAGATTCTCTAATTAAATCAGCGCGTAAATTTAAATAATTCATATCTTTATATGTTTTATTAATATTAATATGAGTATTTGTAAATGGTATTTTTAAATCTATTATGTTTTTAGTTGTATTTATCATTTTATATGGAATTTTATAAAATGTCTTATTATTTTTAGTAAATGATGATATTGTTTTTGAACCAAAAGTAAATCTACCATCTTTACCGTGGTTATGATTATAATGTTTAATTACATTATCCATTTTTATCACCACCGGTCCATGTTGTATTATCTAGATGTCTATTCAATCTATATATTAATTCATTTTTTTTATCTTTTAGCATCTGTAGTATCATTTTAGAAGCTGGTGGGTCAAACAGTATTCTAACAGATATACAAACAAATGTTTCAACATATGGTAAAAGATTCTTTACTTTAGAATCTAATTTTGGATATAGTTTTAGCATTATATCATTCCATGTCGTTTTGCTTGTAATCTCACTAAAATCTGCCTCGCCAAGATCATCATCTATTACACCAATATCTGACATCTCCAATAAACTCATTCGAGCATCATCTATTAATATATCATCAAATGATTCATCTTCATTTACAATTCCCAAATGTCTTTTTATAGATGCTAGCATGGGTGTTGTTAACGGCATAATCTATACCTCATCTTTCTTACTACGTTTGCTAGTCTTTATTTCTTCAAGATATTTAAGTTGTATATACCCAATCATTGGTTTTCCGAATACTCTAAGTGCTTCATACTCCACAAAATCATCAACGGTATTTCCATGAATAATTGTTCCGGGTTCTGCTTCAATTATAGTTGAACTATCTTTTGACGGCTTCGAATGTACCCTAGCTCCTTTTATAATTCTATACTTCATACATATCCTCCTACCACAATTTTGTATCTCCAACTTCTCTATCTCCAGATAACTTTCTAAAATCAGAATTAGTATCGCCATAATGTATTCTTTTATGTGTTTCATCGGAACAACAAATTACATTATCTAAAGATAATAATTTATCACTATGTTCTAGTATATCTTCTTTTGTTATCGGTTCTATATGGTGCACATATACTTTGCCTACTATTTTCATACCCGGAATTCCTAAATCATTATCCTTATCTCGAATGATAGCATCTCGTCTGAGGGCTTTCCATTCATCAGACTTGTAAAATATTTGATTTAATATTCTAGACCCTCCAAAAGTATCTTCGCCGATTACATTATTTGTTTGTAGATATTTTATTCGACCATCATAGTCTGGAATACTCATAAGTTCTTCATATGTTCTAGTACTCATCTTCTTCCTCTTGTCCACTATATACTTTAAATGCCTTCATTGCCTCGCTGTACATCTCCTTCATCTCCTGCTGAGAACCTATTGCGTCAGCCTTAGCTCTTAATACTTCATTCTCGTTCTTTAATTTTTCCATCTCTAATTCATTTCGAGATGAGCCCATCTTTAGAAAATGTATTATCTCCTGTGAAGATGCTTTACCACTTCTTATTCGTTCCTCAGCAGCATCATAAGCTAACGAGATTAATATATTCTCTCGTTCCTCAGGTGTAGAGGCAATAGAGGTACGCTTCTTTTTACTCATATAAAACATCCTCCATTTGTAAACGCATCCTCAGTACTTTTTAAACCCATCAAATCAAACTATTAGTCTTGATAAAAATTCTTTGAAAGGAGATAACTAACACAACGAAAGGAAGAACTAGTAGTTAAACGTATAAAGACTAAAGATTTAGACCTGGTGGGCTTAGAAAGTACTGAGAAAATCTCCCTCTGGAGATAAT